AGTTTCTGATAAAGAAATAGATGATTTAGAAATGCATGAGGCTAGAAGAAAGTCATTAGCATTTACATTTGGTAGATTTAATCCACCTACAATCGGTCACGAAAAACTAATTAATAAAGTTGCAAGTGTTCGTGCTGATGATTACAGAATTTATTTAAGTAGAAGTGAAGACGCTAAAAAGAATCCACTATCTGCTAGAGATAAACTAGCAATTATGAAACAAATGTTTCCTAGACATGCTAGAAAAATAGTTATTAACACAACCAATATGATATTAGATATTTGTACTGAACTTCATAAACAAGGCATTACAGAAATCTTTATGGTAGTTGGTAGTGATAGAGTTAGAGAGTTTGAAACTATAATAAACAAATATAATAATGTAAAGTCAAGACATGGTTATTACAATTTTGATAATATAAATGTATTATCAGCTGGCGAAAGGGACCCGGATGCTGAAGGCGCTACAGGTATGAGTGCAAGTAAGATGAGAGCTGCAGCTGCTAAAGGTGACCTTGCTAGTTTTAAGAAAGGATTGCCGTCAGGTGTTGACGCAGATAAACTTATGAAACAAGTTAGAAAAGGAATGAAGTTGGCCGCTAATTATATTTACATGAAAAAGGCACAACCAATAGCAAGTATGGAAGAATTTGAACAACAACAAATAAGAGACCTTTATATCAGAGACCAAATATTTAATATAGGTGATGAAGTTGATTATGTTAAAGAAGATATTAGAGGTAAAGTACAAAGAAAAGGTACAAACTATATTGTACTAGAAGATAACAATAATAATTTACACAAGGCATGGATATGGGATTGTATTCCTGTGGCAGCCGATAGAGAGGCAGATATGAGAGAACATAATTTAAATATTGATTATGGTTTTGAAGCTGTGTCAAAAGTTGAAGAGGATTTAGACGCTCAACCACAAGATAAAGATGTGAAAAAAGTAAAAGGAACTCAACCTAAAAAATACTATAAGACTTTAAGTAAAGATGTGAAAAAGAAAAGAGCAGATTACTTTAAAAACAAAGACACTTCAAAAAATGACAATAGACCAGCACCAGGCGATAAGGGTGCTAAGACTAAACCAAGTATTCATACTACTAAATTTAAGAAGATGTATGGTGAGGTATATGAAATGGGAACACCAGAATATACTAAACATACAATAGATATGACACCTGGTCAGAAAAGCCCTATTAAGAAAGTTAAAGGTTTCCTAGAAAGAGAAACAGAAAAACCATCTGAAAAAGATGTAAAAGAATGGGCTGCTTCAGAGTCCACAATGAATAAATATAGGGAACGATATAAAGAAGAATGGAAGGCCAAACTATCAGAGGTAGTGGCCAAAATGATAGAGAAACTATAATGAAGTCTTTTAAAGAGTACGAAAACATTGATAAAAAATGCGAAGAAGTTATCTTTGAACATGAATTAGAAGGTATACAAGAGGCAGAATATCAAGGTAAAAAAGTAAAATTAAACGACCCAATTAGAGGTGGTAGTAAAAAATTTTATGTGTATGTACAAGACGGTGATAAAGTAAAAAAAGTTTCTTTTGGCGATACAACAGGATTAAGTATAAAAAGAGATGACCCAGCAAGAAGAAAAAGCTTCAGAGCTAGGCACAATTGCGATAATCCAGGACCTAAAACAAAAGCAAGGTACTGGTCATGTTATCAATGGAGAGCAGGAGCAAAGGTAGACAACTAATGAGTAGATATAGAAAAACAATGAGGCAGGCTATAGAAGAAGGCCTATCAAATATGCAGATTGCAATTCTTAAAAAAGAATATGCACCTTTTAAAGGAAAAACAATCAACGCCGCTAGAGCAAAACAATTAATGAACATCTTGGATAAATTCAAAGATGATGACCTAAAAAAATTATCTAAAGCAAACATACCATTTGTATCAAGTGGTTCAGCTTCTAAACTCGCAGTTAGAAATATGGGCGTAAAAGTAACTACTTTCAATCCTATGGGTGGTTTTAAAGAAGAGATTACACAAGAAGATTTTGATTTAGAAGAAGGTAAAATGAAAACTATTGCCACAATGTTTAGTCAAGGTAAAAGTGCTGAAGAGATTGCAAAGGCAATGAAACTATCAGTTGATACCGTAAAGACTATTCTAGGTGAAGTAAAAGAAGAATTAGAAGAAAGCGCTGCCGCTTCTGAAATACAAAAAAATAATACTAGACGAGATAGTATGGATTATAACATGTATAAAAAGACGGTAGAGTTATTAAAAAAGAAAGATTACAAAGCGTTAGGTAAACACATATATGACGCTGAAACGGCACCTAGAGAGTATGTTATGGGTGTTATTGCAAAAAAAGAACCACAAGCATTTAAAAAAATGTTTGGTAATCAAACAGGTTATTATTCTTTAATGAAACCATTAAAGATGAGTGAACAATTATCTATGAAGGCAACTTTTAAAAACGGTGATGATAAAACTTTTAAAGGTAAAACTGCCAGCGATATAAACAAACAAGTTAAAGAATACGAAAAGAAACATAACACAGGTCTTCAACATGACGGACCTATGGTAAAAGAAGACCTAGAAGAAAAGATACAACCGTTTATGATATCATATAGTAAGTATGGTAAACATGCAGGTTTTGAAGACGCAAAATCATTACAAGATTTACAAACTAAAGCTCAAAAATTAAGAGCAAAAGGTTTTACAATTGACAAAATGGGTAGATATAATCCACCTGTAAGAAAAGAAGATAAAGACGCATTTGACCCTATAACAGAGGCTTGTTGGACAGGTTATAAACAAGTTGGTATGAAAGACAAAGGTGGTAAAAAAGTACCTAATTGTGTGCCTGAAGAATTTAAAGTTGAAGATTACATAGTAGAAGAAATTAATGAAGAAGATAAAAAGAAAATGAAAAAGGCTGATATTGCACCTGACGGTGACGCTGAACATGCTGAAACAACAGACGAGAAAAAATCAGACGATAAAGAAAAATTAAAGGCTGAAATTGAAAAGAAAGATGATGAAATACAAAAACTAAAAGTTAAAGCAGAAACAGAAAAAGCCAAAGTTGCTAAAAAAGAAACTGAAAAAATGGTAAATCCTGAAACAGGTGAGCCATTACTTCAAGTTGGTATTGCATATAAACATCTACGAGATAAAATGAAAAAAGAAGAAGTCAAAGAAGCGACCAAAGATGATAAATCTTTTAAAAGACATATGGATTTCTTAAACAAACAAAAAAAAGATTTTGAAAAAAAAGAAAAAGAGCGTAAAGCAAAAGAAAAATTAAAAAAAGAGGACGCAGATTATCTAAAACCTAGATTAAATCCTCAACAAATTGCTAATATTAAAAAGGTTTTTATGAAAAAAAAGGCCTCTGATATTACACCATCTGTAAAAGCAATGATTAAAAAGATGGATATACCTACACAATTAGCAATTAAACAGGCAGATATTCCTCATATATCAAAATTGATAGAAGACTTAAATCAAGATGATGAGAAAGTAATTAAAAAAGTTAAAGATATGTTAAAAGGTGCTAGTGCTAAACATGCCGCTCAAGCAAAGATGATTGATAAGGCATTAAAGAACGAAGCAGACTTAACAAAATCTCAAATAAAAAAAGTACATGATAAAGCAGATGATTTACCTAAAAAGAGTTTTAGAGATAGATATGGTAAAGACAAAGGTGATTCAGTAAGATATGGAGTTGCAACTAAAATGGTAAAGAAAAAATTAAATATAGAAAACAAAGACCACCCAGCAAAAGATTTATATGAACAAATCAAAGGTCTAAAAAATAAAGCTGAGAAATCAGGTATGCCTTATAGTATTCTTAAAAAAGTTTACGATAGAGGTATGGCTGCATGGCGTGGCGGTCATAGACCGGGTACAACACAGCAACAATGGGCTTTTGCTAGAGTAAATAGTTTTGTAACAAAATCTTCAGGCACATGGGGTGGCGCTGATAAAGATTTAGCGAAACAAGTTAGAGGGAGTAAGTAATGGGATATTTAAAACACAAACCAGGTAGTATAGAGGAACTTGTAGCTAAACAAGGTAGTTACAAAGAAGATTCAGGTTACCAAAAAATGTTTAAGAAAGAACTAGACAAAGCTGGTAAAGGTATAGGTTCAATGTCACCAGCAGAGAAGAAAGCATTTTTTAATAAGATAGATAAAAAATATAGTGCTAAAGATGAGGGTATGGAAACTATGGTTCCTAATAAAAAAGATGACCCTAAAGATTTGAAAAGAAAACAAACTATGACAGCACAAAAAGCTACTAAAGTTGAGATGGAACCTAAAGTAGAATACGATAAATAATCATAGCTGCGACAAGCTAGCTGTTGCCTTTGTCCTGGAATATGATATAGTATTAGTATGAAAGGGCAAAAAACACTATGAAAAACCTACCACAAATATATTGCGACATGGACGGTGTTCTATGTGATTTCAAATCATACGCAGAAAAAATTGTAGGTGTACCTATCAAACAATGGATGAACTTATCAAAAGTAGATAAGTGGAAACCAATAGTTGACAAAAGAGATTTTTGGTCTACAATGCCTTGGATGTCTGGAGGAAAAGAACTCTGGTCATTTATTAAAAAGTATAATCCTGATATACTATCTGCTCATGTTGAAGAAGTAAGGGACCCTACTTGTATACCAGGCAAAACATTATGGGCTAAAAGAAATTTAGGTATATCAAACGATAGAATAAATTTAGTCAGACGATTTCAAAAGAAAGACTACGCACAAACAGGATATAGAAGTCCTGCCATATTAATTGATGATTATGAAAAGAATTCAAGAGAGTTTACCGCTAAGGGTGGTATAGGTATTCATCATACATCAGCTTCCAATACAATCAGACAACTCAAAAAACTAGGCTACTAGCCTCTCCTATTATAAATAGTGGTACATAATTCGTAGGTGAGTACCATTAACAATTTAATAGGGAGAGAATAATATGTCAAGTTGGACGAATGTAGATGAAGCTGCTGGAGCACCATTATGGGCTGTAGAGGCTATCAGAAAAGAAAAGTCAAATGCGAATAGAACTGATTTATTCAATGACACAACTGCTGACAACTTTATATCTGGAGTTACAATAGGTCTTTTTAACTTTAAAGACTCAGAAACTCAATCAGGTGCAGTTGCTCATGTAGGCTGGAACTTAAAAACAACTGGTTCTGGTGGTAGAGCGTCAAGAGTACAATACGAGTGTTTAGTTGCATTAACTAATTCACAAGACGCATAATAATAACTAACGCAAGGGGCTTCGGCCCCTTGTATAAATATATTAACAAAGTGATTGTGTCAACTGGCACAAGTAGCATTCCCCAATAGGGGTTAATAGGAGATAAAATGGCAGACAAAAAAGTAACACAATTGACCGACCTTGGTGACGGTCTAGCCGCAGTAGATTTATTCCATGTAGTGGATGACCCAAGCGGAACACCAATCAATAAAAAAATCTCAGCTGAAGATGTGGTAAATAACATACCATCTTGGCTAGGTTTAAATTCAACTTCACAAGCAATTACAGGAGATGGTTCTACATCTACAGCGATTGATGTCT